TTAAATAAACTTTTTAAAAATGGAAATGTAATAAAAGGATCATTAAACAAAAGTTATGTATATTTTTGTTTAAAAAATTTGTGGATTGATAAGAAAAGAAAACAGAGAATCAACAGAGAAAATAAAAATAGAATTGAATTAGTTTATTATAATGATTTCCAGAAATCAAAATCTTTTAATTATAATAATTTTTTTAATCCTGATAATGATGAAGATTTTATACAGATAGGTCAATTAAACGAATTTGATAAAGACGAAGAAATAAAATTAAAGTTGAATAAATACGAAATCATAGAAGAGGAAATTTCAACATGGCATTGGTATGATTATATGCTTTTTAAAATATATGTTGATTCAGGGAAGAGCATCAGAACATTAGCAAAAGAAACAAAGATTTCCAGAGATTCAATATTCCAAACTTTAAAGAATTGCAAAGAAAGAATTAAGATTGCAGTTGGCGAAGATTGGGAAGATTTTAAAAATTTAGATTATGACAAAATCCAATAAATTAGAAATGTATTATTTTTACATGAAAGGAGATGCGAATCAAGAACCGATTTCATTGATCAGGGCAAGATCATTGGAAGATGCAGTAAAAATCTTTTGCATTCAGAAGCAGTTGGATGAAGATGATTTTCTGGAATTATTTGAAGTAGCAAAAAATTAAATATAAATAAAATGGCAAAAAAAAAGAGTAAAGGTTTAGGAGACTCCATTGAAAAAGTAACCAAAGCAACAGGGATTGATAAGTTAGTTAAATTCGTAGCAGGAGAAGACTGCGGATGTGATAAGCGTAAGGAAACCCTGAACAAATTATTTCCTTATAATAACGGAGTTCAATGTTTAGAGGAAAGCGAATATAAAACTTTAAAAGATTGGTTTGATCAAAAAAGAAATACTGTTACTCCAAATGAACAAACAGAATTAAGAAAGATTTATAATAGAGTATTTAATAAAAAATCAAGTCCATCTTCATGCGCTTCCTGCGTTAGAGATATGATTGACAGATTAAGATCAGTTTATAATGAATACGAAAATAAAAACGTATAAGGTCAAAGGGAATGGAATAAATCCCAGAGTAATCAAAGATGAGAAGTTCTTCAAACTTTGCAAAAGCATCGAGGAGTTTCCTGAAATGCTTGAAATAAGACCAATTGTTTGTTATCAGCAAGAAGATAACTATATTATATTAGGTGGAAATATGCGATTCAGGGCTTGTCAGCATCTTGGAATGAAAGAGATTCCTGTAAGAATAGCAGAATTCAATGAAGAGAAGAGAAAAGAATTTATTATAAAAGATAATGTTTCCGCAGGTGAATGGGATTGGAATGCTTTAGCAAATGAATGGGATGTTGATGATCTGCAAAACTTTGGATTAGATCTTGTTGGATTTGATTTAAATCATGAGGATATGGATACAGAGTTCAGTTTAGATGATTCTGAAAAAGATCCTTATCAAAAAACAACTTTCACATTAGCTGATGAGCAGGTGGATCAAATTAATAATGCAATCTCTGATATTAAAAAAACAGATGAGTATAAATATTGTGAAACTTTTGGAAATACGAATGCAAACGGAAACGCTTTATATTTAATTATTATGCAATGGGCAGAGCAAAGGAGATAAAAGTAAAAGTAATTCCTTCAAAGATTGCAAATGAATTTGTTAAAAAATATCATTACAGCAAATCTTTTGTTCAAAATTCCGTCTTACATTTTGGAGCATTCCTTGATAATCGATTGCATGGAGTTTTATCTTATGGAAATTCTATTGATAAAAGAAACTGCATCGGATTTGTTCAGGGAACTAAATGGAATGAATTTATAGAATTAAATCGGATGGCATTTGATGACTATCTTCCTAAAAATTCAGAGAGCAGGTGCATCGCTATATCTATAAAATTAATTAAGAAGAATGCTCCGCATATTAAATGGATTTTAAGTTATGCAGATGGAACTCAATGTGGAGATGGAACAATTTATAGAGCATCAGGATTTCATTTGACTAATATCAATAAAAATTCAACTATCTATAAATTAAAAGACGGATCAACGAAAGCTAAACATGGAACAAGCAAAGCAGACTTTTCTGGAGCAGTTAAAATGAAAGGCTTTCAATTAAGATATATTTATTTAATAGATAAAAAAAGCAAATTAAATGTTCCTATTATTCCATTTAGTAAAATTAAAGAAGTTGGTGCAGCAATGTATAAAGGGGAAAAAATAGAGCGCTGCGATTGATTCGAACATCTCCTTCAATCTGGATTGATTGACGTGCTACCAATTACACTAACAGCGCATATGAAACAAATATAATAAAAATATCAACATGGCAAATGAAGAAAATTTAATTCCTTTCAAAAAAGGACAATCAGGGAATCCAAACGGAAGACCAAAAGGATCAAAGAACAGATCAACAATTGCAAAGAAATGGTTGGCAATGACAGAGAAAGCAAGAAATCCAATAACAGGAGAAGAAGAGATTTTAACGCAGGAGGATTTGATTTCATTAGCGCAGTTAAAAAAAGCAAGGAATGGAGATAAATATGGTTATGACAAGTTAATGGATTCAGCATACGGATCTCCAATTCAGCAGATAGATCAGAATATTACCGAACAACCACTTTTCCCTGATGTTCAAGAGGACGAAAGCGATCAATAAAATATTAGCTTTAAAAAAGCGAATTAAGATAGTTCAGGGAGGAACATCCGCAGGAAAAACCTACGGAATAATACCGATACTTATAAACAAGGCAATACAAACGCCAGCATTAGAAATATCAATTGTATCCGAAAGCATTCCGCATTTAAGAAGAGGAGCAATAAAAGATTTTATAAAAATATTAAAAGAGACGCAAAGATATTTTGACAATCAATATAATAGGTCGCTTTTAAGATATGAATTCCGAAATGGATCTTACATTGAGTTCTTTTCCGTTGATGATTCGACAAAGTTAAGGGGTGCAAGAAGAGATATACTTTACGTTAACGAAGCAAACAATATTAATTACGAAGCATACAATGAGTTATCAATCAGAACAAGCAAAGAGATTTTTTTAGATTATAATCCGAGTAACGAATTTTGGGTGCATGAAAATCTTCAGGATGATCCGGATGCTGAAATGATAATCCTAACTTATAAGGATAATAATGCATTAGATAAAAGAATCATTAAAGAAATAGAGAAAGCAAAAGAGAAAGCAAAGACTTCAGCATATTGGGAAAATTGGTGGAGAGTCTACGGTCTCGGTGAAATCGGTAGGCTTCAGGGAGTTGTTTTTAATAATTGGAAGACGATTGATAAGATTCCAGAAGAAGCAAAATTAATAGGAATAGGGATTGACTTCGGATATACGAATGACCCCACAGCAATAGTTGAAGTTTATAAATGGAATGATCAAAGAATAATCAATGAAGTTTGTTATCAAACAGGATTAGTTAATTCAGAGATAGCGAAGAAGTTACCGAATGGATTAATATGCTACGCTGATTCCGCAGAACCTAAATCGATTGCAGAGATTAGAATGCATAACAAGATGATAAAGGG